ACCCTTATGCAAGGCTATAAGGAGGGTGAGTATGAAGTTCTTGAGCAGTCAGAAGATATAGATTATGTATCTAACCGCGAAATAGAGCTTCAACAGTCTTATGGCTATAAGAAAGACAGAACACTTTATAAAAATCTATTTAAATTAAACATGAAAATTAATCCAACAGAACAAACAAGTACGTTTCCAGTTCCAGTCAATAAATTAAAAGGACACCTTATGGATAACATAGGGTTGAAATGGAAAACACCACAAGGTTATAATTTTGAATTAACAAAAGATACTATACCTTGGATAATTAAAAACGCAATCACTTCGATGTATAATGACAATCGAAGCTACATTTACAATAAGGCTTTTTACGAAGCCTGTTTTAGTCTAAAAGATACAACCAACTCTACATACCCAGAGAAACTATACTCGTATCAAAATCAGTTTGAGTTAATAAGAGAGTGGGCTGATGATAAAGGAATATATAAATCAGGTGATGCTAGAACTCAGTATGTCAAGCTTATGGAAGAGGCTGGTGAGCTTGCTCAAGCTATATTAAAAAACGACGAGCCTGAAGTAATTGATGCTATTGGCGACATGGTTGTTGTATTAACAAACCTAGCTAAATTAAGAGGTCATAATATAGAAGACTGTATAAGTAGCGCTTACGATGTTATAAAATCTAGGCAAGGTAAAATGATTAATGGGACATTTGTAAAGCAGACATTATAATGAGAATAAAAACAGAAGATAAAATAGTTCAGAAAGTACTAGCTAAAATGGATCAACGTAGTTTAATAGGTCAAAAAAAGTATGGCGCTACAATGATGCAAGAAATAGAGGGTCAAGAAAAAGATCTTGATAGGTTTTTAGTTGATGTTCAAGAAGAGTTGATGGATGCTTTATTATATATTGAAGCTGCAAGACGTTGTTTGACTGATGAGATAGAAGAGGTTATGATTAACCGAATGGATGTCATAGGTCAAAACGGTAACACTGGTAAACATTATGAAGAAAACTTATAAAAGAAAAAGCGGTAAACGTGGTCCAGTAAGAGCAAAGAAGGTATCGTACGACGGTATCGACTTTGCTTCAGGGCTTGAAAAGTACATGTACATTGCGTTAAGAAAGGCTAGGATAAAAACAAAATATGAAGGAGAAACATTTGTTTTATTAAGTGGTTTTCATTTTGAAAATGAAGTCTATGAAAGACAATCTAACGGTAAGGGTGAGTATAAAAATAGAGGTTGTAAACGTATACTACCTATCAAGTACACACCTGATTTCATAGGCGATGATTTTATAATTGAAACAAAAGGTAGAGCAAATGAATCTTTTCCTATGCGATGGAAGATGTTTAAGTTACTGGTATCTAAGCAGTTTCCTGGACACACGTTATACAAACCACAAAATCAAAAAGAATGCGACGAGACAGTAAGGTTAATCCTTTCGAAGCAAAAAGGATAGCAAGACAAAGATATGCTGAGCGTCAGATTGACAAGTTTGTTAAATGGAGCTGGGAAGCAAAAGGAAGAGTAAGATCAACAGATATAGAACAATTACATAAAAGATATAATATTATATGCACATGAAAGACAAAGAAAACGAAACAGCTTGGATTATAGAGTTTGGACTTTATCCAGGGGTATTATTAGGGTTTAGATCTTATATAGAGGAGGATTTCTCAATACACGTACTTTATATACCATTCCTCGATATATCATTAAAAGTATTTAAATAATGGGATTGTTTGATGAGCGCATAGCGTATAAACCATTTGAATATCCTGAGTATTATACTGAGGGTTGGTTAAAACAAGCACAAGCATTTTGGTTACACACGGAGATCTCAATGCAAAGCGATATAAAAGATTGGAATGAAAAACTTAACGAAAAAGAAAAAAACCTCGTCGGAAATATTTTACTTGGGTTCGCTCAAACAGAATGCGCAGTTTCCGATTATTGGACTCAAAAAGTTGTTGGATGGTTTCCAAAACACGAGATCCAACAAATGGCAATGATGTTTGGTTCTCAAGAAACAATACATGCTGTTGCTTATAGTTATTTAAATGAAACTTTAAAACTAGAAGACTATGAAGCGTTTTTACATGAACCTGCTACAGCAGATAGATTTGATAATCTCGTATCTTATACTGGCAACAGTAGAACTGGTATCGCTAAGTCTCTTGCTGTATTTTCTGCATTTGCCGAAGGAGTTTCTTTATATTCTGCTTTTGCGGTACTTTATTCTTTTCAGCTTAGAAATTTGCTTAAAGGTATTGGACAACAAATGAAATGGTCTGTAAGAGACGAATCATTACACAGTAAAATGGGTTGCAAGTTGTTTAGACATATGTGTGAAGAAGATGATCAACTGTTGCATTTATGTAGAGAAGATGTTATAAAAGCTGCTGAAACAATGGTATCTTTAGAAACAAAGTATATCAATAAGATGTTTGAGATGGGTGATATAGAGGGAATATCTGCTAATGATTTAAAACACTTTATAAAGAAAAGAACAAATGAAAAACTTGTGGAACTTGGTTATGTCGATTTGGGTAACTACTTTGCATACGACCAAAAGGCAGCGAATAATCTCGATTGGTTTTATCATCTTACCGGGGGCGTCACTCATACTGATTTTTTTGCTATTAGGCCGACGGATTATTCGAAAGCGAATGAAGGAGAGGACTTTGAAGACATATGGTAACAAATAATTTATTATAAAATGACAAAACAAAAACAAAGTAGATTAGATCTATTAGAGAAAAAAATAGAAGCATTAGTAAGAGTAGCTCAGCAACTGTTAGATGAAAATAGTTATCTAAAAGATTTAGCTGTAGGTACATTAGAGACAATAAAAAACATGGAAGGATATGAAAAAGCTATCGAAAAACTTAAAGAAAAAGTGGCTCAAGAGTCTAGTGAGGCAGAAAAAGCTGACTCCAGTAGAGAGGTTATCAAGTAGATTAGGATATATGGGGACTTCATTTATGATGATGAGTCCCCATTTACTACCAGATAAGATAGGTATGGTAACATATGTGATAGCAGGTATAATATCAATACCGCAAGTATTTGTGGCTAAGCAATGGAACTTAGTTGCAGTTAATTTAAACGTAGCAATAGCCTACATAATATTATATTTAACATAATGTGGAATAATGAATGGATCAAAGGAGAAGATTACCCTGCGTGGGGTAATACGGACGTATACAAGAAGACAATATCCGGGGGATATTTACTTGACGGAGAAACGCCTAGAGAAGCATACCAAAGAGTCGCTAAAACGGTTGCTCGTAGACTTTATAAACCTGAAATGGCTGAAAAGTTTTTTGAATACATCTGGAATGGCTGGCTTTGTCTTGCTAGCCCTGTACTCAGCAACACTGGTACTGACCGCGGTCTTCCTATTAGCTGTTTTGGGATTGATGTAGCAGATTCGATACAGGACATAGGTAGTAAAAATTTAGAGATGATGCTACTCGCTAAGCATGGCGGTGGAGTTGGTATCGGTATAAATCAAATTAGACCCGCTGGCGCTAGAATAACAGGTAATGGAACATCAGATGGAGTCGTACCTTTCTGCAAGATATATGACTCAACAATTCTTGCAACTAATCAAGGGAGTGTCCGTCGCGGAGCTGCCTCAGTTAATATCAACATTGAACATGATGACTTCGAGGAGTGGCTTGAAATCAGGGAACCTAAAGGAGATGTTAACAGACAATCGCTTAACCTACATCAGTGCGCAATTATTGGTGACAAGTTTATGCGTAAGCTTGAACAAGGAGATAAAGAAGCAAGATCTAGATGGAGTAAATTACTTAGAAAACGAAAGTCAACTGGAGAACCGTATATTATGTTTAAAGGAAATGTTAATAAAGCAAATCCAGAAGCATATAAAGACAACGGATTAAAAGTACATATGACTAACATATGTTCAGAGATAACATTAACAACAGATGAGAATCATAGCTTTGTATGCTGTTTGTCATCATTAAATTTAGCAAAATATGAAGAATGGAAAGACACTAACCTTATATACGACGCTACGTGGTTTCTTGATGGCGTTATGGAGGAGTTTATTCAAAGAGCAAAAGGACTTAGAGGTTTTGAAAATGCCGTTCGTTCTGCTCAAAAAGGAAGAGCGCTTGGGCTGGGTGTACTTGGATGGCACACCTATCTCCAAGAAAAAAGCATTCCTTTTGAAGGTTTACTTGCTCAGTTTGAAACAAGGAAGATATTTAGCCAGATTAAAATCGAAAGTGAAAGAGCCTCTAGGGATCTTGCTGAAATTTATGGGGAACCTCTTTGGTGTGTTGGCACGGGTATGCGTAACACTCATCTTAGGGCTATCGCTCCTACTGTCAGTAATAGTAAGCTTAGCGGTAATGTTAGTCCAGGTATTGAGCCGTGGGCTGCAAATGTTTTTACAGAACAGAGTGCAAAGGGGACTTTTATTAGGAAAAACCCGACGTTAGTAAAGCTATTAAGAAAACTAAAAATTAATAACAATGAAACATGGGATAAAATATTGGCTGACGGAGGTAGCGTACAGGGTATCGATGCTCTTGATGGTGTTACTTTACTTCACGACATACCTGCTAAGGAAGTTTTTAAAACGTTTAAAGAGATTAATCAACTGGAATTAGTTAATCAAGCTGGACTGAGGCAACAATATATAGATCAGTCGGTTAGTTTAAACTTAGCCTTTCCGTCTGAAGCTACACCTAAGTGGTTAAACAAAGTTCATTTTGATGCTTGGAAGAAAGGTGTTAAAACCTTATATTATACTAGAACAGAATCTGTTTTACGTGGTGATATAGCTCAGCAAGCAATGAACGAGGATTGTTTGGCTTGTGATGGCTAAAGGCTAAAAGTTATGACTTTTTTATACATATAAAAACCAATGTGTATAAAAAACTCAATATGCTATACACATGTATGCTAAAAAAGGGCTCTCAATACGAGGGCCCTTTCTTGGTTACAGGAACTTTTAGGTATGGTACGCCTATATGTTTTTTGTTCCTTATTTTTTCACGCAGTTGTTTACCATTTTTATTCTTCCGCTTTTAGTTTTTTTTCCGCTAGGTGATTTCTTCTTTCCTACTGATTTATAGCCTTTCCAGCAAGTTGCTTTTTTGTACAATGGTGTTTTCATATTATTTTGTATTTAGTTATTCCGTTATCTTTATATGCTTTTAAGCATCTTTTTCTATTTTCATCTGTTGAACAATAGCTTACATGGATCCAATTTGGCTCTTCATCATCTCCAAACTCCCATATCAACTGATCAAAATCCAAGTTGTCTTTAATATAGTTAAACATCTCAGAGTTAGTTTTACAACCATAAGTATCGTCTATGTCCATCGCTCTGCCTTCACAATGTTGTGATGTTGAACTACCTCCTATAGCTTCGTTTAACTCTATTGATCTAAAAAAAGAGTTTATTTTTATAGGACCGCCAACCCATTTACGTAAAGGTTCAAAAACCTTATGAGCTAATATATACATGTTAGTAATCTGATACTCATCAGGTATGTTTTCTATACCCATTCTTTTAGCTGTATAAGAATTTATACCCTCACGTAGTGTTATATGATCGCTTATTTTATCCATTTACTTTATTAAAGTCTTTTTTATAAGTTTTTTTCTTAATCTCTTTTTATTTAATTTTTTAGGTTTTTCATCTTTCTTAATACCTAACTCCCAGTCTTGCCAACCACCTATTAAAGCAATACGCTCCCAAGCTTCTAAATCCTGTGAAGTAGCTGAAACAACATTGTTAGCTTTTTTAATAGCTCTGTCAAGCGGTATATTTGTGAGAGCAGAGACAACATTAGCACCAGCCAAGTAAGCTGGATTGTCTAAACTTAAACCTTTCTCCATCATTTCATCTTTATTCCAATCGTAAGATCTACCAGCTTGCTGTAGTCTAGATAACTTAGCTGAAACAGGAGGTGATATTTTTGCTAACTCAAGAGCTATATTTTTAAGTTGAGGTCTACCTTTCTTAAGTTCTTTTGCTATTTTAATAACTGTGTTTTTACCAACAGTAACAATAGCTCCACCAATTCCAGCACCTCTTAGTATTGAGTCTAACATACCATTGGCTATATTCAAGTACTTTTCTTCTTTCTTTTCATCTTCAGGTTCTTCATCGCTAAAAGCAAGAGCAAATAAAGCTTGTTGCAATGCATTAAATATAAGGTTTTGAGCTACTCCGTAATATATTATCTTAGATATATTCTCTTTACGATCTCCTCGGCCATTTTTAAGATCACTAGCGGCTTTTTTTATAATTCTAGCATATTGAGCTGGCGTGTTAGCAAAAGCTAATACAGTACGTCCTAATGGACTTGCTTGCTGCATAGATATTCTGTCAGCTCTAGATGACTGTTGAGACTCTTCAGCTGTTTCTCTAAAATCCTCAAAAGCTTTTTTCTCAGCTTGTTTATCTGATAAACCTTGTTTTTTGTAAGTATTTATTCTATTTCTATAAAAAGTAGATCCACCAGAAGCAATAGCAAAACTATCCGCTATCTGTGTAGGTGCAAAACCTAGTTCTAGTAATTTACTTATAGCTCCTCTAACGCCACCTTTTTTAGCCATATCAGCAATGTCAGCTTCATTTACATTCATACGTAAACCTCCACGTCTCTCTTTTAAGAAGTCAGAGTTCATTAGCGTCATAAAGTCTGCCCAATACTGTTTTTGATTACCAAAAGCTTTAGCAGCTGCGAACACATTGTTATCTTTGAAGTTAATAAAGTTTATAGCTGATATTGTTTGTAGAACTGCTGATCTAGTGTTGAAAAACATTATAGCACCAACACTACCAGTTAACCAATCAGTAAACCTACCTGTTAATGTATCACCTGGGAAACTTCTATTCCTACCAGTTTTCATTCTCTCTAACATGTTCACTAATGCTTTTCTATAGTTTAGACCATATATAGCTTGTAACTTGTTTAGGTTATCTTCACTAAATATAGCGTCTACATTTGATTGCCATGTTTTTAAGTACTTAGCTCTCTTAGTGGTATTTAATCCTTCGAGTATATCTGTTGTTATAGTTCCAGCAGGCCAACCTTCTTTTGGTTTAGCGTAGCCATCACCTAATTGCATATTTATTAATTGATCAGCAAACGTTTGTAAGTTGGCATCGTTTTTCACGAACTTACTTAACTTATTAATATCTCTTTTGCTAATGCCAGGAATATTCATTTTTTGTTTATTCCATATATATACTCTCACTGCTTGTTCTTTAGTGTAATCTGTTCCTTCTATTTTCTTAGATAAATTCTTAGGTACAACACCTAATTGTTTTTTCAATAGATTATAGTTATTTGTTAAATACACACGAGCCTTACTTAATTTATTCATAGCTTCAGCGTATGGATCTATTAAGTTAGCCTTGTACCAAGACATTTGAGCATCACCAATTTTCCCTTTTCCAAGTGTAGGATATAATAAACCAACAAAATCTTCTGCGGATGGCGGTATAAAGAAATTAAATCTACCTTTACTAGAACCTTTTGTTATAGCCTCAACAATGCCGTATTTCTTTTTACTAGGTATACCTGACTTGCTCTCTAGTATATCGTTAAAAGTTTTGCTTAAATTTATTTTCTCAGCTTTACTTTGTTTACCTAATGTTGTTTCTTTTTTAGTATCTACAAAATCATTTAGAGACTGTAGCTTTATACCGGCATCGTTTAATCTGTTGGCTGACTCGTATCTAACAGGGAAGCCATCTTCTCCTGGGTATTTAATTTTAACATCATACCTTGTTTTAGAAACATCACCTTCTTTAGGACCGTTTTGCTTATAAAGTGTATTTACTTTCTTATCGTTTTCTTTAGGTATAATAGCAACATCAAAGTGTTTCATTATGTTATCAAACTCCGTTAATAACTCAGCATTGTTTTTGCTTTTATATATAGCTCTCATAAGCTCTACTATAGTGTCAGAAGCTGTTTGAGTGTGTTCATACACATAATCAGAGTCTTTTAAACCTTCTTTGTACATTATCCACTTAGGTATAGCCGCTGTTCTAATTAAACCGTCAGTGTTACTATTTAACATAGTTAAAAACATTGGCACAGTGGTTAAATCATTTGGATTTTCATCTGCAAACTTTTTCAAACTCACTATAATTTTTTTCAAGCCGTTCCTTTGATCCTGAGCTGTTAAAACTCTATCCTCTAACGTCTCACCAAACTTACCTGAGTTTAAACCTATAGTTGATTGATTTTTTAAGATAGCTAGTTTTATTGTTTTATTTTGACCTGAAGAGTCTTTAAAAGTAATAGTTCTAGCGTTTTTAATATGTTTTACAGGTTTTAAGCCTTTACTTTTTCTATATTCATTATATGACTTAAAGAAGTCTCTTCTGCCTTGAAATATTACATTTCTAGTGTTTTTAGAATCATCAACTAAAACTCTCTTACCATTTACTGTTTTAAATCTATAATCATAACCTTTGGTAGCTAAAGGTAGTAAGTATTTAACAAACTCTTCTTCGTTAAAATCACCAAACTCTGAGTTTCCTAGTATAGAAAAAACATCTTGTTTTAATTTTTTAACTATTTTTTTATCATTAAAATCTATATTAGCCTCTTTACCAGTTATAGCTAAAAAACTTTTATCAGCTTTACTAAGCATCATGTTGGCTTTACCAGCAGCTGTATCAGCTTGCTCTTGCTTAATAGTTTGCTTAGATCTACCTGTTATATTTATAACGTTAGCTATATAAGTCTTAGCGAAACCCGTTAGAGTAGTACCATACTTAGTTCTATTGTCAGCGGATATTTTTTCATTAGGTACACCAGCTTCTGTAACACCTACGCTGTTTTGAATTTGTTTTATGGCTTCGTTAGAGACTCTACCTTTAAACTCGGGCTTTAACTCATATACTTGACCTTGACTTGTTTGACCTAAGCTTCTACCTTTTGGGCTAGAAATACCAGGTATAGCTCTACTAACTGGTTGGTAAAATTGTTTGATAAATTTATTTGATAAACCTATAGACCTACCTCTAACATCTTTAGATACATCTATTATTTCACCTTGCTCACCAACAACAGCTTCACTAGTAGCAACGTTGTAAGGAGGCATAGTCTTTACAAGCTTTCTAACGTTATCAGGACTAACAAACAATCTTTGTAGGGATTTTGCTTCAGCATCTGTTAAAGTTGCTTTACCCTGTATTTTTTTACCAGGCACATTGAACAGCTCCATAGAAACAGGTTCTATAAACTTATCCGCTAATTGTTTATAAGTAGGTCTTTCTCCATCTTCAACTTGCACTATACTAGATACTTCATCAACCTTATCCTTAGCTGGGCCAAACTTTCTTACGTCTATTTGATCTAATACAGTTTCTTGACTAGCAGTAGTTGTTTCGATTGAAGGTTCTGCTGTGAAAGACCCCACTTCTTTCTTTACGTTTTTATCACTAGATAAACTTTCAGATCCTTTTAATTTACCTTTTAAAGATCTTTCTAGTATATTACCATATCTAATAGGTAGGTTTTGATTCATATAAGCACCGAAAGGAACTTGTTTACCATCAACATTAACTTTATAGGAATTTATAAGAGCAGATAACTCTTCACTAAAACCTAAAAAGAATTCTTCGTAGCCTACTTTTAAGTTTTCGTCTATAGGTAGGTTTCTACTAGTGGCTGCTGCTTTTTTAGCTAACTCAGTAACAGCACCAATATTATTCTTACCTAATTTGTCAACTATAGCTTTTTTAACATCAGGATCTTTTATATCAGAAATTCTATTAGCACCTAAAGCTGTCATTTCTTTTACGATGTCTTCATTAATTGAAGCTATCTTTTTATTTTTTTCAGAAACCTCAGGGCTTTTAAATACTTTTGTAGTAGCTTCTTCAACTATTTTATCTACAGGGTCACTTTCTTTTACAGCTTTAACTTCTGCTTTTTCTACAGTTTCTGATTCTTCAGCTTGTTTTAATTTACGCTCTAAATCATCACGTTTTTGTTCGAATTGATATTCGTCTATCTCTCCATCAAAGTAACTATCTTCTAGCTTTTCTAAATCGTTTTGAATATCTTCGGATAAGGAAGTTTTAACCTCCTCCTTATCAGGTGCTTGGAAAGTTACACCTTTAGAAACGTCTGTTTGGAAATTTTTAACAAGATTAAAAACATCGTCAGAGTTTTCTAACCTTAGCATCCAAGACATATCACCAAATGTAGATCTAATAGTGTTGTTTAAAAACTTTTTGAATGATGGTGTTGATTCTAAGTCCGATCTGTTTATAGCGCCTAAAGATATAGCGTTATTAATTTGAGCTATAAATTCTTCAGCATTAAAATCTTTGCCGTCTCTATAAAGATCAAATCTTTTCTTTAAACCATTGTAGTCTTTTTCAGAGATAACACCAAGATCTCTTTTCTCTTTCAACACTTTTTCAGCTTCTAAAACAGCATTTTTAGCTGTAGAGTCAAACTTTATACCCTTCTGAGCTACACTTAGGTGGAATAATTCTTCTAGTGGAGCAACAGCCGCATACTGAGCACTTGTTTTTGTAGGTGCTAAAGCTATATTCCTGTCTATAACAGGTTGGTTTACTATTATATCTTTTCCAAACTGCTTAGCGTTAAAGTCTCCGTCTTCAATTTCTTTTTTAAACTTATCGAATTCTTCTTCAGATAATTTTTCTTTGTACTTAGCAAGTTGTTTATCTAGGTTTTCATACTTTATAGAGTTGTCGTTTTGTATTTCACCTTTTATAGAAACAAAATCACCATCACCCATTTGAGTCATAGTAAGATCGTTGTAGAAATCATTAACACCATAATAGAAAGCAGCTTCAGAGTTTCTAGCCGCATCACCTAAAGCTTCATTTATGTTCGCAGCTTTCTTGGTATTAGATCTTTGCTTAGCGTCTAAAATTTCTTGTCTAGCAGTAGTTAAGCTAGAATACTCTTCTTCTAGTTGTTTTTTAACACGTTTGTTTTCAGCTTCACCTAAGTCACCTAAACTACCTAATTTCGCAAACTTACCGTTAACCTGCCTCATTTGTCTGTTAATGTCAGCAACTTCCTCTATTTGAGCTGCTGTCATATACCTTAACTTATGTAAACTAATAGCATCACTAAGAGCTAACTCTTTTAGTACTTGTTTTTTTCTAACTCTAAGTTGTTTTGAGTTTTCCGGTGTTGTTGATTCGTTTAATTCTATAAGCTCGCTAGCCAGCTTTTGGTTGTTGAATATCTCACTCTTTGTTCTGAACTCACTTTTAACAATGTTTAGTATGTTACCACCTGTTTTAGGTGCCATTATACCAAAACTACTAACCATAGTATTAGCTATAAAGTCTTTGTCTACACCTTCAAACATAGACTTATTCTCATTTAGCACTAGTATATCTAAAGCGTTATGAGATATTTCTGTAGCAGCTTCTTCTAACGTTTCTCCAATTAGATTTTTAGGCATGGACTTTAAACCTGACAAAGTTTTACCTATTAAATTAGCGCTAAATCTGACAGGTTGCTTATAAAGTTCTTTTTTAGCAGCACTTATACCTATTTGCTTTGCTAGTCCTTTAGCTGGTTCTAGCATCTTTAAAGTACCTATACTCTCAAGATAAGTGGCTGTAGCCCCAGCTCCAAATGATGTAAACGCTTTTTGTAGTAAACTATAATCTTCTACTTCTTCTAGATCTTTAATTCTATCGTATATCTTGGTCTTATCCTCTACACTTTCCGTGTTGTCTAGTTTTGAGTATAAAAACTTTATTTCTTTTTCCCTAGAAGCTTCGTCAGTTTGCAACTCTCCATATTTACCACCTGTTTCAGCGACAAAAAAGGTTCCTTGAACAGTCCTTTTACCAGCTAGCCATAGGGCTTTTTGTTTTTGTAAGGCGTCTTTTACTCCTTTACCAGTTTTCACTGCTTTAGAAACATTAGCAGCTCCTTTTATACCAAGACCCCCAGGTACAAAGGTAGTTAATATTGTTGGTGAACTATCTTGAAGAGATATAGAAGTCCAGTCCCACACAGATAAACCATCTTTACCTATATCATCTATTGATGGTGCTGTAGGTATGTTTTCTCTTTTAGAAGTCATACCTAAGTTATAGTTTTTATTGTTCTTTTGTATAGTCTCTATTAAAGAATCTACTTTTGCTGAATTCTCTGGACTCGTTAAGAAAGAAAGAGGTTTGTAAAATTCACCTATCTTTCTAGCTCCTTTTAAATACAGTTCAGCATACAAGTCTATGAAGTTTCTACCAGACTGCACAAAGAACTCATCGAAAGCTCTACCAACTCTAGCACTTACTGAATAATCTTTTTTTAGATTTTTTTCAAACAAATCAGACTCTACTAAAGCTTTTCTAGAGTCATCAAGCATTTTAGAATAATCTTTTTGCTGTGAGTTTACTAGTTTAGCCTGTGAGTTTAAAAAAACAGGTAAGTCGTTAAAACCTTTTTCCTCCCACTGCTGTATTTTAGAGTTGTAAGTTTCTATTAGTTCATTGTATTGATCCGCTTGCTCTTGAGATGCGCCGGCAGAATAAAACCTAAATCTATCTATTTGATTCTTAATGTCTTCAACATCTTGTCTAAGTGGCAAAGCTTCAGATTCCCATTGTTTTTTAGCCTCTTCGTAACTTTTGTAGTTTTGATCTATACTTTCTTTTTGCTCTTGAATTAAAAACTTTTGAGCTTCTAAGCTTTCTGCTCCACTAGCAAATATTGGACTAGCCACCATGAGCTCTTGCACGTCTTCTGGAACATTGAATAAACTGTTGTTATATACCTTGTCTTTAGCCTTTGTTTCAGCGTCATCATATATACTTTTCAACTGAGACTCGTTCTGAGAGTTTAAAGGTACTATTTCGTTTGTTTTCTTATAGTTTAAGTATTGATCATACTTATTACCTAGAGTTTGTTTTAGGTATTTAGTATAACTTTCGTCTGAATCAAAAGTAGGTTCAAAAGAAGCGGTTGGGCCCATTTGACCAACCATAGTTCTACTCACTGTTGTTCTGTCTTTTCTACTTTTTATAGGTCCAAAGTAATTATTAGCTTGAATAGCTACTATATCCTCTTTTGGTATATTTTTTATTCTATCGTTTATTACATTTTGAGCTGAAATTGCTTCAGCTTTTAGTCTATCTTGCTTCTCTTTCTCTCTTCTTTTTCTAGTTGCTATTCTTTTTTCACTAGCAGATAAAGGTTTGTCTGGATCAGGATCTTGTAACTCCAAAGAAGTATTTACCTGCTCTAATTCCGTATTCTCGGATGCTTGCTCCGGTTTTATCGATGTTACAGTTGCATCCTTTTCTACAACATCTTTTAGCTTTTCCACTGGCTCTACAGTTTCTTCTAACTTTTTAATATCATACTCTTTTAAATAATCTTCAAGAGACATGTTAGATTGCTCTGCAGCTGAAGTTACTTGCTCTAATGAGTATTGTTCACCTTCTAATTTAAACATAATTGTAGTTATTTTTTTATTGGTAGATTACCTGTGTTTGGTCTAAATAATATTTCTTTACCGTCGATTAAAGCTTGTGCGTCTTTAGGTTTAACACCGCCGGCTATTAATAGTATTTTCTTTATTTTCTCATGGCTGTCACCTGGCTTTATTGTTAGCTTACCTACTTTTATCTCTGAAGGTTTTTCATCATTTTTTCCAGCATACATAGGTACAACTGTTATACCTTCTTCGTTAGCTAAGCTTTCAACTGATTCGAATGTTAGATTATCAGGTGTAAATCTAGTGTCAAGGTATTCTACCATCTTTTTATACTCAGCTCTTTTTATAGCACCTTCTGTTACTTTATCAGGATCTTCTACTTTAGCTTTTTTACTACTGATGTTACTAAATAAAATTTCATCACCTTCGGAAACTGTGGAAGCAGGGTTGAAAGCTCTTAAACGTTCAACGTCATCTGAAGTAGCTTTTCTACTACTATATTTTTTTTCAAACTTCTTGCTAATAGAGTCATCTATTAATAAGTTTTTTATGTGCTGTATTCTACCTTCAGGTGTAGTGTATTTTTTGTTAAATTCTTTAATAGTTGTACCACCTTTACCTAAAGCAAAAGTAAGAAAAGCTTGCTTAGATTCATCATCACCCTGTTCTATTGCACTAGCTTTACCCAGCATAATAGTATTTAAACTTTCATTTTCCCTTATAGCTTTAATATCTATTAATTCTTCTCTATCCTCGTAACCACCTTCAGATATTTCAATTTGCCCTGTGAGCTTTTGGTTTATTGTACCTTTTTTGTCTTCTATACCAGCTTCTTGGTAAACCTCAGAATAATCGGGTAAGTCATGTATATCTACTATAAATTCACCATCCCACTCGTTCGCGTCTCTTTTGAAAGAAAACTTATAGTATTCTTTACCGCCTTCAACAACTTTTTCCATGCCTTTCTCTTGCTCTGGAGTTAGTTGATCTGAAAAAGTAGCACCTTCCTTAAATTGATCCACAGGAACTAATGTGGTGGCCTCTAAAAAGTTTTCACCATTTTCACCTCTTGTTAATTTTCTAAATTCTTTAACATCAGGGTTAATCATCTTCTCTGTGTCCACAGCGTAGTATGCTAGTTGGTTTTTTAGTCTTTCGAAGTTATTATTACCTTTAAATGACCAACCACCAGGCGCGGCTAATAATTCGTGTGACTTAGACTTCACATTGTCTATACCAGATATAACTTTACCAAAACCGTCAACAGCTTGAGCTTGATACATTTTAGCACTGTCAACTATATTGTTATATTCTTCTATTTGATCAGCATCTAAATTCCTATTTAAAGATAACTGCACTTGAGCATCAATAGCTCCTACCTTTCCATCAGCGCCATTTAGGTCAATCATTGTTTGTGTCTTAAACTGCTCAGCTAAATTACCATCTTTCTTCTTCAACGCAATGTATTTATCTCTAAATTCACTCATGTAAGATTCTCTAGTAGCTGTCGTTAACTTCTGCATTGCAGCAGCGTCTTTTGCGGCTTGAGCAGCTTGAGCTTGTCCAGCTTTTTTCTTTGCCTCACCAACACTTAGTATTCCCTGTGCTACTTGCTTACCGAAATTAGCTATTGCTTTTCCCCAAACGTCTGTAGATCTATCTACGATTATAGGTGGATTTCTATAACTCATGTTTTATTTATTTTTATTAACCATTAAATAGTGAATACCCTCCAGATGCAGCTGCTCCTTCTGCTGATATTAAACTACTACCTATACTTCCAATAGCTGAAAAACCTCCAGCTATAGCGCTTGCCTTTGCTTGATTTGCTTGAGCTCTTTGTGCTTGAGCTTGCGACACTTGACCAGCGGCTCTATCTAAATCAGCATTTGTTCTATTTTCTTGAGCACCAAACTCAAATTGTTTTCCAGCGGCATCAGCAGCTTGTACTCTCTGACCTTCAGATATAGCGATACTTTGTAAACGCTGTTGCTCTGACATTTTTTGAGACTGAAGTTGCTGTTCGCCTTGAGCTCTTAGTTTTTCGTTTTGAGCTTCTTGAGCTTCTATACTAGCAGCTACTCCTTTCTTAGATGATAAAGCGGCTTGAGCTAAAGCTGTTGCGCCACCAGCACTAGCTCCGGTTGCTCTAATAGTATCTAACGTGTTAGCTAAAGCTATATCAGCTTGTTCTATTTGTATTTCAGCAGCTTGTGTAGCAACACCTAAACTAGCAAAAGGATTAGATAATTGATCTGAGAGATCAGTGGCTAAACCAGATAAGTCAGTTGTTGACTCGTATGGATTTATAATTGTCTGCCTACTTCTTTTTAAGCGATCTAATTCTGCTTGAGCCGCTCTCTGTGCCGCCGATGCCCTTCTTGCTTCTTTAGAAGCTGCATTAGCTCCAACCGCTGCTCCAATACCTGAAACCGCTGCTCCTACTCCTGCTGCTATCGCTGTGAATGCTGCCATAGTTTTATATTTTTTTTATTAATTCATTTGATGGGCTGTCGTCTACAGTCCAACCTAATTTTTTATGTGTTTCTATCAAATGTTTATTTCTACCTATACTAAACATGTATTTTTTACCAGATTCTTTACATACGTTCTCTGCTGTAGCTATTAAAAGCTCTATAGCTTTTTTACGATCTTTATCTCTGTAGTCTGGATTTGAAACGATCCATTCAAGTAATACAGCATCGGAATTTGTAAAGTAAAGAAAACCTGCAACAATAGGTTGATTATCTTTTTCAACCATTAAACCACCTGTTCCATTACTTGGTAGAAAACTTTTAGGCGGATTTTGCCATTTAGGCCATTGTTCCCACCAATAACAAAGAGTTTCCCAATCGTTATTAGTAAGTTTACGTACATTTAATTTCATTTAATTTAATTTAGTATGATGACTCTACATATTCAGTAGATACAGCAAATAATTCTTTTTTACCAACCAAGTTATTATCAACACTCATTTTAATAGCAGCAAAGAAACCTTTAATACCAGAACTCGATTGACCCCATGTAACCTCACCCGCCCTAGATACACTATTATTTATAATGTTTGCAAAATACTTACCTTCTTTTACTTTAAAGTTATTATGTAATAATTGGTTCTCCAAATCCTGTAAGTTCGATGCTTCTGTAAGTACGTTTATAGATCTAGATATAGGTAACGCGTTATCTGATGAGGTAGCCATTGAATCCATTTTCCAATCTTTACTACCTTCATAGTTAACTGTTTTAAAGTTTTTAACTAAGGATTGATTAGCGTTAAACACAAGCTCTACAGAAGACGGGTACACTGTATCATAAAACACTCCTCTTTTAAGTTGACCATTAAAAATATAATGTTGCCATATTTTACCATTTTTAGTAGAATAAAACGATGTGTTTAAACTAAACATAAAACCAGGCTCAAAACTTAAAAAACTAGTCCAACCATTTACGCTTTCATCAAAGTTTAAAGTTTTATAACCTTGATTCCCTCCGTTATTTTTTTGTATTGATACTACGTAGTTTTTATTATGTATGTCCCAAGCTCCAATAATGTTGTCTGATGAGTTTAAGTGACCTAGATTATCTCTAAAAAAGTCTTGCATACCATAAGATGATATTTCTGTTAAACCATCCATAGATAACCTTAAAACAGCATTTCTTTTTCTATCTGTAAAGTATTTTCTATAACCATAAACAGCGAAAGACTCTGGGTTATCACTTATACCATACTTACCTGCATAAGGAACTATTTCACCAATAACTTGTGTTGAGGATGTTATAGCTCTATTACCCTCTGCAGAATATATAGCGTCTTTATCTATCAAAGCTCTACTCACTTTATCCTCTTGTAGAACTATTAAGTTAGAGTCTTCAGCATAAAGCTTTTGAATACTACCGTTAGCAGGATCTGCTGATCTAGTTATATCATCACCCACTGAGAAAACATTAGTTCTATTTACTCCGGTTCTAGAATTAAATACACCAGAATATATCATAGAGTTAAACCTATGTTGTTGTTGATCATCTTCTTCAACTAAATAAGCTTTAACTCCAAAATCTACAGAAGTATTATTATAGCCACCTCGTATTCTAGCCTCTTCAATATACCAGTCTTCGTTTGGAGTTGCTACACTAGAGTCATAACCACCTGGAACTAAGTCTTCTACGACCGCGTCCCCAGCGTCAACTATTGATTTCATCTTCTTTATCCAGAAAGAGTTAAAGTATTTTACTTCTAAAGTTGCTGACATAGTTTTATTATCACTTATTTTATTAACATATTACATTAGTAGTCTTCATTGTAGTATACCCTATACCTGAGATTCTGGTAAGTTCCGTTAGTAGAACACGGTTGTCTCTTGAGTGAACCAATACCTGAACCTTGGAAAGGATCAATAAAACCTCTTCTAGTTCTACCATCATTTGGGTCATCTACTACATTTTCAAACCTAGAAGCGTATTGAAGAGCTATATCATTACCGTTTGTAGTTGAAGAATCAGGTATGTAATCATAAGAAGTAAGATAAGCTGATGAAGCTCCTGTTTGTGTACCAGTGGCTAACGTTGTGTCTGAGAAAAATTGTTCTATAACATGTGAATACGGAGTTCTAGCATAAACAGTGTTTTCTAAAGTAAAAGCACAGGCAGTTGAAAGACCACTAGAAGAACCACTAGCTGTTGAATACTGAAAATAATCAGCGTCTCTACCAGTACCGCTTATTAAGTTAGTGCTTTTCACTGGAACACAAGTAGGATAATTAGCATCGCTAGCATTTATCCAGCAATCAGCTACACCTGTACCTATTCTATAACCTCTACACTCTATAAAGTACTCTCCTTTTTGTGACAAAGCTATAGGTATGTGTATTTGAGAATTTGTACCAAGGTTAATGTTGGTACAAGAAAACCTGCTACTACCATCAGCTATCCAGCCACCGCCTAAACCAACAGTACCGTTGTTTGAATTCAAATCAACAGCATTAGTACTTACAACACCTTGTGTGCTCCAAGCGCTGCTACTGTTAGCTCTTTTCCATATTCTCCATCTAAATACAGCTTTACAATTAACGCCACTAGTTTTTCTAGCTTGAACCATCAAATCAAACAAAACTGTACCAGATTGTAAACCATCTGAGGATATGCTTTGGACATTGGTTGAAGTTTGTGTAAATCCAGGTGGTACTCCGCCTGAAGCTGATCCAAACCTCCAACCAAATGAAGATTCAGTTTGTGAAAATACTTGACCTCTTTGTCCACCGTTACCAGAACTTATTTGACAACTAGTAGATAAGTTACAAGCGGCAGGTACAACTCTTATAGGTTGATCGTATATTATACTTGTTAAGCTTCCAGCAGATTCTGTACCTTGAGAGGTATATCCTCCATTGGTTTGATAGCTTGTTAAAGCATCTTTCACTTTTACTTGACACTCATAATAGCCTTCAAGTTTTAAAGCTCCCCAAGAAATATTTCCTAGTTGTGAGTTTATCAAAATAGTGGAATAAGGCATTCCAAAAACCGTTGTAGGAGGAGGGGTAGATTCTAGAAATACAGCGGTTTGAGTGCCAAAGTTACTAAGACTTAAAGACCCATTAGCAGGTAACCCAACGTTACCAATTAAAAAACTAGCGTTAGGATCAAGAGCTTCATAAAGTGGCGTAGTTAATAAAGGTAAAACCTGTGGCGACGGCGTTAGAGTTGGTGGGGTTGTAGATGAAAGAAAAGGTTGAACGTTAGTTAAAGAACCTGTAAAGGGTATAGAAATTACATTACTATCAACATCAGTAATTGTTAGGGAGAAGTTATAGCTATCAGTAGTGTTAAAATCTTTAGAGAAATAAGCAAAATAACTGTTGTTTATCTTAATTCTATAAGCACCGTAGTTTGGTCCAACGTTAGTCTCTTGTTCAACATCAAAGAAATATAGAGGGTTAGCTGGGCTGTTGTTATCTGTAACAGCAAGTACTGGGTTTGTAGTGCTTGTTAGCGACGCTCCTTCTGGTGATAATGGATAAAAGTAATCTGTAATATAAGGAGAGTCTGAAGCTCCTGTAGTAGTTCCAGTTCCATTAGGATTTTGGTTTTCCTTAAACAAAAAACCAGTTGGTGTTATACCTATAGGAGCGTTAGAGCCGGTTAGTATATCTTCGTTTAAATCAGATATCAAACCAGTTGTTGTAGTTTCCCAAAATATATCTAACAAAGAATTTACTGGTTCTGTTTCATACACTGCTAAAAAAGGCTCCATGTTAGCATTTGTAACACCTATAGATTGTTGTAGTGTAGATATTCTAGCTATAAGTGGATTTGTATCTAACTGATAAAAGTTATCAACGGTTTGAACATGTGCATAACCCATGTTTAAATCATTAGCCGTGGCTATTGTAGACGCTGTATCTGTTGAGGAACCTGGAAAGTATTGTGTATTAGAAGTTGTTGCTGATACAAAATTGTTTTGAACTCTACCAAATAACTGTACAGAACTTCTATACTGTTTTTGATCTGGCCCGACTTCAGATAAATCTCTAGGTATTTTATTTATATTATCGTTTATTAAAACAATATGAGCTGTTTTACCGTCTTCATCAGTAGGGTAAGGAGAAGTTCCAACATGAGCTGGGTAACCATCCAATATACCAGGTAAATAACAGTTGTAGTATTCTTGTTCGGTTTGCTTTACAACAATCTTATAAGAATACCAACCAACTTGGTTTATTATGTAAGCAAATTTTATATCGTTACTTAAGTTGTCTTTGTACAAATAACTATCGCTTATAGCTCCGTCAGATTGAACTACATACGTAGGAGCAGAGGTGCTGTCCACGCTGGTTACTTTTACGTAGTCTCTATACTCACCTCTTAGGTAATCACCAATTCTTGGTACACTGGCATTGTCTGAGTTTGAAGAATCTAAAGTAAAACTTAATTCATCTTGAGAACTATCAGTAAAAGAAGCAGAATCAATAGAGAAACCTATACCAGAGAAAGCTGGGTTTTGATACTGTATAGCATAAAGCCCGGCTTGACTCAAGTTGTTAGTGTCGTTAACACCGTTTGATATCTTATTTTGTACAACAACTTTAATAGCATCACCAAACCAATTTTTTATTACTGGTTGATTAGATCCGTCGTAATACTGATTGTAAATAGTTGATCCACCTTTGAACTCACTAGTTCCAGTTTCTATACCTGTTAAATCTACCGGAGATAATATAACAGGAGTTTGTCTACCAAACTTATCACATAAGATAAAACCAACTTGATAGTTTCTATTTTGTTTTAACGTGTGGTTAGGGTATTCCACCCAAGAATCAAAGTTAACGGTTCCTTTCGCAAAAGAACCAACATAGTAATCAATCGAGTTAGGTGAAGAGTATCTATCGTGAAAATTACCATATATAACTCTATTACCAGAAGTTTCTTGAGATAAAGCTCTAATTGGAACCTTGTCGTACACTCTAGTTGTTTCAAACTCAGGTAGCGTTTTGTATGGCTTTCTAGATTGATATTGATAAGAATATATGTTTGTCTGTAAATCTGATGAGGGTATAGTATTAATAGGTAGTGTTTCTAAAACTTTAACAGATAAAGCGTCAGATTCTTTATATAGTACATCTAAATGTGTTATCTTGTATTGACTCTCTAAATCAGCACCTTTAGACGGTAAAGGTATTAAAAGTTCCATGTTATTCATTTCGTTCTCCATGAACTCCAATATAGTTGATCTATACGAAGCGTCCTCATCACCTTCTCTAAAATAACCTTTATTTTTAGGCACATAAGCTATTTGAGTGAAAGGAGCCATCAAAGAATGTTCTCCGTCATCAAATTTAAATCTATAAGAAAATCTAACGTATTTGTCTTCTAGCAAGTCAGGATCACCTGGCCAACCATCAGCGGGATCTTCCTTAGTCATAGTTGACTTTAAGAAAGTAACAGTAGCATTGTCACTAACAGTAGCGTTGTAGGGAATCAAAACCGTAGTTGCGCCGATTTGAGTAGATAAAGTAACAGTGTTACTTGTTTTACTATCAACGGTTACAAAATTTAAACCTTCTATAGCGGTTGTACCATCTACGTTTTTAGCCACAACAATCATTCCAACTTCTATATCATCAGTGTTTTCAACATTAATAGTTGAGCTATTAGTTGATGCTGAGGTTGTTTTTTTGCTAACTTTTTTCAATAAACTTATAGCCTCATATGGATTGTACTTAGCTACAGATATAGTGTCTTCAGTACTATAATAGTTAGAGTTATTTATAGCCGAGTTTATGTTTATTTTTCTAGGTTGGTTTCTATTATCTGTAAAGAAAAGTAAATCCTCTATCAAGCTAACACCTAAAACCTTATTAGTAGTTGAAAAGTTTAAAAAATCTCCGCTTACTATTATTGAATAATCTGGATTATCCTGATCATATATACATATGTGTGATTGATAGCTTCCAGCTAAAGGAAAATCAGTTGATGGACTATAGGTATTAGCTACTGATAAGTAAGTGGGACTAGAAGGGTTAGGGTCTTTGTAGTTTGTTACAAAAGTTATTATTTTATTGTTAGTGTTATCAGAAAAATAACCTACAATCTCACAAGTACTCGCATAACCCTCTGGTAGGTTTTCAGTTATATTAGCATTACCTATAATATTTTCTAAAGCACCAACATCTGCGTCTTCTGATTTACCTACAGATATATTCTGTGCGTCGCGATACTCACCATTAGGTATAAGTCTATCATCTAAGTCTTTGTTCATCTTAGATTTTAGAAAAGTATTTTTAATCTCAGCCATTTAATTCTAGTGTTTTATCCATTTAGATTTACCTCGCATAACTTGAACAAATTCGCTTAGTTTAATATTAGATAATCTTATTTTAGCATTTCTTAATTTAGCGCTTTTCTCCTGTTTCAATCTCTGAACTAAGTACTCAGGTTGATTTATTCTAGTAGAAACTATAGCATGCAGTATATAAGCATACATAGCTTCTTCAGCCATCTTAGGGACTCTAGTATCTAAGTCATAAGCTAAACCATCAGAAATGTACTCTAAAATGATTAGACGATCAACTAAGTCGTTTGAGAAAGAAAAAGTATTTTCTCTTTCATTTATAGTAAACCAACCATTAATTTGACTAACCTCTGGTTGTATACCGTAAAATCCATTTTGCCAAGCAAAACCTTGACCAAAGCCTCCACCATATATGTTAGCCCAGACAGGTGATCCATCTTGTATTTGGTTATTAATTACACCAATACCGTTAGTGTCCCATCTCTCTTCTGTTATAGAGGTTCCCTGTATGTTTTCACCAAAACCATCTTGTACTGGTATACCGTTATCATCTTGTAAAGGTATAGCTGTTGGGTTACTTGTTAGTGTAGTTGGGTATATAATATGTTTTATACCTGAGTTATCTACCCATGACATGTTTACATAATTAACATAGTCTTGTGGCATAGCAACACTTAGACTAGGTGGTATAGTTAGTTCTTGTGATTTTACACTTTTCAATGTATCATAACTAAATTCTTGCATAGCTCTTTTAGCAAAGAAAACAACATCTGTTCTTTTCACGTCAGACACTATTTTACCAGCTCCAACATAAGCTACCATGAAGTTACTTACTATATCATTTAATTTAGTATACGAGTAAGATCCCCAGTTTTCTTCAACAGTGTTACCGTAGGCGTCTCTATTTCCATACTCGCCACCTGTTTGAGATTTTAATTGAACAGCTACAGAGGTATTTTCAGCTAAACCTGTATTGAAAGTTATAGTATTATTTTCAACACTGTAACCTGCAGTGTACTCTGTATAAACTTGTTGCCCAGGCGCAGCTGTATACAGTTTAAAATTATTGTTAGAATACTCAGGTTCTACAGGATTATAGCTACCAAAAACTAAATTTGTATCAAACGTTGTTGGTCCAAACAATGTCTGGTTAGCAGTGGACAAAAAGCTTTGTGCTCCTGCATAATACTGACGGTTATTTTCGGTTATTAAACCTCCATTAGGTATAGACATAGTTTATTAGCTTTTTTGGTTTATTTGTTCTGCTTGTACTTGTTGAGCAGTAAGGTTTACTAGGTTGTAGTCCTTAACCACAACGCCAGCATATAGTAATATTTTTATAATAACCTCAGGTTGCTCTGATGTGTCTAACTCAAAATCTTGAGAACCTAAAGGTATGTATTGGTAGTAGTTCTGCCCATCAGGTATTTCAAAATTCCAAACAACATTAGCTGGTTTTTTAACATAAGAAATACTAATGTTAGATTCTATAGTGTTAGGTTTTAAGTAAAGTTTATTATCCTCGTATAAGTATAACGGGTAATGTTCAGTGGGTTTTGTTAAAGGCGATTGATTAACGTATAGAAGGTCGTTTCTTTGCACTAACTGAGCTTCTATTTCATCTTTATAAATAACAGTACCTAACCTATATAAATCACTTGGTAGTTCGAAGTGATCTGTTGAATAGTTAGTTGTTGCATATTTTTTAAATATAGCTATTTTTTCATCAATATTTTTTATACGATCAGCGTATTCACTGTCGTTATCTGGCACTCTAAGCTGTTGGTTTAGACTTTCAAAGTAGTTTTCAAAAGTTTCAAGTTGAACTTGAGTAGCTATCTTATTGAACTCGTCAGGGGTCATATAACCTCTTTGCTCTTTATTTAGTATTAATAAGACTGTTTTATAAACCGTGTCTACGCTTATTGCCATTTGTTAGTTTTTTTATTATAATACAGAGAAGACCGCCGAAGCGATCTTCTATATATTAGTATTACATGTTATAGAAACTTTTTCTCTATAGATTTAAAAACTTCTAAGCCTTCATCTGTTTTAAAGAAAGCCGCCATAGCTGAGTATGGGTGCTCATCAAAAGGTACTGTCATAAGTTTCTTTCCATTAGAAGCCCAAACAAAAGTTCTTTGGTCTGCAGATAATTTAATTATAGCTGCTTCTGTCGCTTTAATAGCAAAGTTTCTTAATTGTACGTTTTCATCATTAGCTAGATCGATAAATAAATCTGGATTGCTCTTAGCAAACATTAAAAGATCTCTTTTTATCTCTCTACTAGTCATTTTTGAAACCTCAGATCCTACTTCTACTCTTAATATAGCTTCTGCCTGATCAACATCCATTGACTTAGCTGCATTTAGAGCTTCTATTTCCATTTCTAAATAAACTAGATCGTCAGTAGCTTTTTCTACTTTGCTAAATTCATAGTATTTAACATTTAGAGAAGGATGATAAATAGATAATAATTTCTGTAAATTTTGTTTTTGTTTAGGTACAAATAAAGTACCATTTTTAAATACAACATGACCAAGTGTTGATTCACCTTTTTGTTTTTCTACAAGTGGTGAATTTTGATTGGTTGCGTATCTTAATTCTTTTTGCTCCCCGGTTTTTTCATCGAACCATAGTAAAGGGAATCTACTAGAGTGTCTAGACGGTAGAGTAGCTGTTAATGGAGTATATGAACCCTTTAAAATATAAGTTCTATCTTTTATCTCCCATTTTGGTTCAGCTGATGCTTGTTTTGTTTTAATATGCTGAGGTGCAACCTCTGCTTTTACTACTGCTTTTTTAGCTTGATTTGCCATAATATAATATAATAAAAATGTTAATAAAGGTAATAATTACCCCCGTTGATGTAACGAGGGTAAAAATTACAGTAATTTACTCTTGTATTAGTCAGTGAACAATACGAAATTGTTTGCTGCTTGTACACATAAACATCTTTCAGATAAGAAGTGTACTTCCATCGCGTCAAGATCAGAAGTGTAAGCTCCACCAACAGATCCAGTTAACCAAGACTTCATACGTCTGTCATCACTTTGAGATGCTCTATAACGTACGTGTAAGAAAGGTCTTCTAATGTTAGTTCCTAAAATTTGATCATAAACTGTAGAAGTTCCAGCTGGTACTAAGATACCTTCGATACCTGCGTCAGAAACAGCTCCTCTTGTAGATGCATCGTTTAAGTATTTCCAGTCAGTCTTGTAGAAGTCATAAGAACCTCTTCTGAATCCTGAGAAACCTAAGTTTAATGCCATATCTTCTGAATTTTCAAATAACCCATAAGCAACACCACCGTTTGGTCCAGCAGATACTCCACCTAACATATTGTCGATAGTTAAAGAAAGTTGACGATTAACGAATAACATATTTTCTTCGATAGCTCCTTGAGTATCTAAGTTTTTAAGTATAGCGTCAAAATCCGTTAATACCCCAGCAGCAGGTGCAAATCCAGAATAGATATTACCTCTTGATTTTACAGCAGCAAATAAACCTTCAGTTCCTTTGTACTTAACATCTCCAGCGATAGCAGCAACCCCTGATCCAGCGGCAGCTTTAGTTCCCTCAACTACAGACATTTCTAAGTAATCTTCAAAACGTAATCTAGTTTCAGACTCAGCTTTTAGATACCATAAATATCCTCCAGTTCCATCTTCAGTAGCAACTTCAACCCATCCAATCTGAGCAGCGTCAGATCCAGAGATAGCGTATTTGTCTTTGATGATGATAGGTGAATTAGAAAACTGCGTAAAAGAAGGAGTGATTGATTTAATATCAGCGTCTCCAGTTCCTTTTTTGTACTCAGATCCATATACGAAAATCTTAAGTCCAGTATCAGCAACGTTGAAAGTAGCGTCAAGATCAGCTCCAGTATAAGTAGCAACTGTAAGAGTAGCTAAAGTAGCAGACGTATTAACGCTGTCTGTTACCAATGCTGTTACTTCTAATCCATTAGATGGATCCATAACTACAATAGTGTCGTTTTTAGAAATAACGTTGTTTACTTCAGTCGCTGCTCCAATAGCAAACGTCAAAGTAGTTGCTGTAGCAACAGTTACGTCATTGTAAGCAACGTGTAATCTGTTTTGTTCAGACCATACTACTTGATCAGAGCTCATAGGCATTTCAGCACCTACCATACGTAAGAATCCAGATAACGTTCTGTTTCCATAACGCTCTACTTCTTGTTCATAAATTTCAGGTAGATATTGTTGTGCAAAATCGTTTCCTGATCCGTCTGTAAAACTTAAATAGTTATCAGACAGTAATTGTTGTTTTTGACTCGGTTTAATTGAACCGAATGCGTTGTTTAATGCCATTTTTAAATGATTTTAAATGTTAAATTTTTATTTTTTTTATTCTTAATTTCGATGAACTTAAAGCATCCTCGTTTAACACCTTTACTTTGATACCATCTTTAAAACCTGTTTGAGGCGATTGCCTTAAGGTTTGACTTGGATTTTTTGAACTGTCTACAACTTGTTTAACAGCATCAGCTTTTCCTTGTTCGTAAAAATGATTAGCAATAGTATCGACATTAGCAGCGGCGTACATTGCTTTGTGATAACCCGCTGGGTCTTTAACACTACCATCTTGATTAAGGAACTTCCCTACGATGTTATTAATGTTTGACTGGGTTTCTGCAACTTTACTAGGGTCCTTTACACCATACCTGAATTTCTTATCTCCTAAATTGAAATCAAAACCTTTGAAATCTTGTGAGAATAGTTTTTTAGTTTGGTCTTTGAATAACTCATGTTGTTGCTCAGCTTTGCCTTGCTCTTCGTTATATCTATTGAAAAAGTCTACAGCTTTTTGTTGTTCTTGAGTTACGCCCGGTCTCAACTTGATCTCGTCGTAGTACTTACTCTTTGTTTCCTCCAAAAAACTTCTAGCTTTTGCAACTTCTTCTTTAAATGCAAGTTTCTTCTTGCGTATATCTCTTTCTTCGTCTATTTCTTCATCATAAGAAAAATCCTCAAGTAAAAGACTTAAATCCTCACTATCTAAGTAAGGTTTTGTTTTTTTGTAATACTCTTTAAGTAATGTATCATTATCGACATTAGAGTAATCAGCGTTTAATCTAACATAGTCGTTTATTGTACCACCAGTCTCCTTCATAAATGAAACTAACTTTTCAATATTTTCTGGCAAATCAATCCCAGCTTTTTGCTCGACTATAGCTTGTTCTAACTGCTCCTCTAACACTTCTGTTTCATCTTCAGTTTCTTCGTTAGTTACTTCCTGTATAATAGGTGTATCTTCCTGTGCTGTTTCTTGTTCTTGCACGTTTTTTTCTTCAACAACCTCCTCAATAACCTCTTGAACAACTCCCTCTGTTGTATCTTCTTCAGCGTTAATTACTACTTTAGTAACATCTTGCTCCTCACTGTTTTTAGATAAATCAACTTTTATAGGTTCGCTTTGCGTTTTACCTAAATTTTTAGGTTTAATTTTTTTACCCTTTAAGGAAAAATCTCCCTCTTGTTTTTCTTGTGACATAATATAATATAATTAAATAGTTAAAAATTTGCTTTTAATTAAAGCTAGCTACTATAAACCAAAGCCATTTAAGTCATCAAAAGCTGATGATTCAAAATCTTTAGGTAACTCATCGTTCTGTCTTTGAGCTATCATTTTTGATTGCTGTGTAGCTTGTATTCTTGTTCTTTCGTCTTTACGATCTTCTATTTCAGCATCTTTGCTTTTTTCTGCATCAATTTTTATTTTAGCTAGCTGGAATTGGTAATTAAATTCTTCAGCCATTAGCTCTTTCTTTATTTGAGCTTCTGTCTGCATTCTTTGTATTTCAAACTGCGACTTAGCTTGCTCTACACTAACTTTCTCTTGAGTAAGTGCCTGCTGTTTTTGTACTTCAGCCATCGCTGCTTTCTCCGCTGCTTGAGCATTTGCTTGTGCTTGAGCTTGAATATTAGCCTGTTGCTCAGCCATTTTTAGTTGATGACGCTTTTTCTTTTTAAGCTTTAACAACTGATTAGCCATTTTTAAGTTCCTAACTTGTCGTATATCTATAACGTCGTCAAGATCTATACTTTGAGTCTGAAGTGCTATTTGTAAGTTTTGCTCTAGTTTAGCTTTTTCTTCTTCGTCAGGTTCTAATTCTAGATATATACCAAAATCATGTAAGTTTAAGTTTTCAATTTCCTTAAGAGTTTGAAAGTTGTAATTAGATATACTTTGCTTTAACGAATTAGCCGTTAATGGGTATGATAAAGAATCAGCAATTTTCAAAGAAATATTTTCGCAAACTCTTAAAGTTAAAAACAACTGAGCCTGCATTAAGTGTCTAGTAGCTGTATTTGAAGCGTTTACAGCCATTTTCTGTAAACCTAATAAAGAATCTTTATCTGGAGTAGAAGCGTCTCTAGCTTCGTTTAAACCAGTTACATCTCTTATCATCTGTAGATAGTAC